CGACCATACTTAGTCCAGTTGATAACACCAGACGTGCTCGGGTATGGATTATTTGGAAAGCCAGCAGCAACAAACGAACGCATTGGGTCTGCTTTATTTTTCAAGTCTTTGGTAATGGCTTTATACAAGTCAGGTTCTAATTGCTTCAATGCTTGCAATACTGGCGCAACGCCATGCACCATATTGTTAGTTACTTGCGCCATGCGATGAACACTACTACTTTTTATTTAACTGTTTGTTACGCCAGTCAATCATATCAAACAACGCTTGAATGAAAATAGGATCTTCTTGAAGCAGAACGCTAGGCGCAATACCTGTTTCAAGTGAAATGAAAACTAACCTGCTGATTGCGCTTGTGTGTCTAAAGGGCTATCACTTGGCGTGACTTGTTCTTCATCATCTACTTCAACAGAGAAAACAGTGTTCAACCAATCAGGTTCAAATGGTGCCGATGTAATGCCCAATCTTGTTTGTGTACGCCAAGCGATCCACGCAATATCAGTGAGCCTGATTTCTTTCTCAAAATTGGCAACGCTTCTGTTCCATGTTCTTTCAAACATTACGAAGTCAGGCAGTAACGCTTTTACTTTTTGACGTTCACCGTTAGTGAATGTCACTACTAGGTTCATTTGCATTTTTGTATTCCTTCTTCTTTATAGATCTTGCTATTAAGCAACAGCCTTAACAATAGTTCCACCAGTGAAACTCAATGTTGTCATTGCCAACTCACCAACGCCACCTGCAACTGGTGTGTGCGCTGCCAAGAACGTACCACTAATTGTGTAAGAAGGATTGGTTGCACTAACAGCAGAAGATGTCGCTTTAACAACAACGGTTGTAGTGGTTCCTACCAATGGATAAATAGTTGCTTCAACGTTTGCTGCAGCGAAATCCTGCATCAAGGCAATTTCAATAGAGTTGTTTTGCAAACCACCAACGAACTTATGTCCTGTATCGCCAAACGCAGTCACTTCAATTGCGTCAATTTCGTAATTAACAGAAATACTATTTGCGCGGTTGCCTAAAGAAATGCTATTTATTGTGATGCTTGCATCAGTTAAAGCAAGAACAGCCATGACTATTCACCTTCCAGTTGTGATTGTGATTTGGTTTTAACACCAACTGCTTCAAGGTGTCCACCATCAAGCAACGCCTGTATGTTAGCACCATCAAGTGCATCTTCGTCAATAGTCTGACCTTGTTTTCCAATCGTTAAACGATCCGAAAGAATCTTGAATGATCTCATTTGTTTTCCTATGCGTGAACTGTAATTGACAACTGTATTTGCAAGAACTCGGCACCTGCTTCGCCAACACTTGAAATATCTGCACCTGATGGTACTACTAATGTTTGGCAAACTCCACCAAGAGTTTTATCTGCTTCAAGGCAAGCGCGAATTGACTTGGCACCAGAGAACGACAAGAAGTCGTCAAGCAATGCGAACGCTGTGCGATCTGTGTAGCGACCTACAATAACGTGAATGGTGAACATCATAAGAACATCACCGCCAGAGAACGCGCGATGATATTCAACTTGTGTTAATTCAGGATACGCAAAAGGTGGCGTATTCATTTGCTCAGTCTGGTAAGAGAATGTACGAAGCCCTGAGATAGTTGCCAGAGTTGTTTTGATGGCGTCAGTTACTTGTGAAACTGTTGCAGCCACTACGCAACAACGTTCTGTCTATATGGCATCAGATAGTCGCGCACATCGGGATCAACAGCACGAACGGTGATAGCCATATCTGCGAAACCAACAACACCTAGTGCAGAGTTGTAACGTGCGAAGCCACGCATAGCGAGGAGTACACAAGCCTCACGAACATCATCGGGAACAGATGGATAACCAAACGTTCCTGTCAGTTCAACTGATGGTCTTTGCGGATCGTTAAATAACGGGAAAGTTTTTGTTCCGATTGCGACAATCTTTCGGTATGGCAAACCAGTCAATGAAGTATCGGTTGGGTTCAACATATAGTCAGACGATGACCACGTTGTTGAGAATGTTTGATTACCTAAATCATCTGTCTTTAAGACCAAGCCAGTTGTATTAGCAAGATCTGGAATTGAACAGTAATAATCCCAACGTGTAAAGAGTTTGACAGTCTTTAACGTTTGATAGAAGAACGTTCCGCAGTATCCATCAATGCGTCGTGACGCACCCTCAATAGAGTTTTCAAGAAGCGTGTCGTCAGTTGAGTCAGTTAGGCGCAAGGCTGCTTTGATTTCTGCGAGTGTGCAGTAACCATTAGTTATTGCCATTGTGCTTTATCCTTTGCGCTTTGTTACGCGTGGCGTGACTGCCCGTTCTGCTTCTGGTTTGATAGTTGTTGATTCTGTTTCAGAATACTTTTGCGCGTACTTATGAACATACCCGACTTCAGCGAGTGCGTCATCAACTTGTTTTACACGATCTGTTTTGCCACGTCGTGCGTAGCCTTCACGCTCAACTAATAATGACTCAATATACTTTGACATTTTTCTCGTTCCATATTGGTTTGGTAGTCCCCACACTACCAGCCAAATGTTTCTAGTTCAGTTAGAACGTTGGTGTGACGAGACCAGTACCGTTGATCTGCGCCCAAGCACTTGCGTAACGGTTTGCGGTGAACGCGCTGTATCCGTACACAACCATTGTGACATCAAGTTCAGCAGCCTTCGGTTGCTCAAAGCGAAGCATCATTGGCTCACCAGAACCCTGTTCCCAAAGGTGCAACTCTTGTGAGTTACCAATATAGATCGTGTCTTGGTTAGTACCAGCACCCTTGTTTACTGCAACTGTTGCGTCTGTATAAACAGGCAATCCCAAGATGCTGTATCCACTATTGCCATACTGCGCTGCGCCACTTCCGTAAGCGTATGCAGGCTGACCTGAAGATGATGGTGTTGGTACAGCAAGTGGGCGGTTCTGACCATCTACTGCTGCCAAGATCATTCCAAGACGACGTGGGTGCATAATGATTACGTTTGGTCCAGCAAAGAAACTTGTCTGCACTTGCTGAATTGCATCAACAAGTTTTGGATACAACTCAGCAACGGTTGGTGAAGCATCGGTATAAGTAACCGAAACACCTGCTGATGCGAAAAGTTCCGCAACAACGGCAGTGTTCAATGTCGTATGGTATGCAGACACAAGGTCAGCCATAACAAGTGAATCAATGTTTGTACCACGTTCAAGAGATTGACGCGAAACGTTCTGCTGACCTGCATATGTCTTAACCGTAAGGTCAAGTTTGGTGTCGTCCATGTTTGTTTCTTGAACAGCAGAACCTTCAGTCTGTTCTGCAACTGCCGAACCAGTTGTCACCTTGCTGATGCTAAGTGTCAAACCTTCGTTTGGAAGTTGATGCTTGCGCGCAAGATCTGCGGTTACACGACCAGCACGTGCGAACGGCGCAGCCAAGTCAGTAAGGAATTGTGGCACCATGAGACCAGCAAAGTTTGCTGATGTTACGTCGCGACGTTCAACTCGTTCTTCTGCCATGTGACGCGCAAGACGCTCAGATGCCATGTAGTCGTTGTTGAACTGTGCAGCGTATGCGTCACGAATGAACGATGTATCTGCTTGTGGTGAGTAGGTGCGTGGCTCTGATTTAACAACTGTGGTGCTGAACTCAACGCCAATTTCTTTGCGGATCTCTTTGGATTCAATAGCGCGCTTTTCTAATTCAACGTGCTGTTCAATCTGTCCGTCAAGTGCGCGGACTTCATCAAGAACTGATGCAATCTTTGCATCTTCATCTTGGGATAGTTCACGCTTCTCGTCTTGTGCGATAACGGTGATCTGTTCTGCTTGTGCAAGAAGGGCATTGCGCTTCTCTGCGAGGGTGTCTGAATATGACATTGTGTTTCCTTTATAGGTGTATTGGTTTGTGTTTTCCAAAGTGACCTACGAAGTGAACCATGTTCGGCTTCTGGTCGGCTGTGCTATTTGTGGCGAGCAATTTCAATCTGGCGTTTGCGCAGACTGAGTGTGTTCGTCGCAATGATGGTAGCAACATCTTGTTTCGCGCGCAACTCTGCAACAGTTTTTTCGTATGCAGGAAATGTAACGACAGAAACATCAAATAGTTGCACTTCGCGAAGTTCGCGTGTGCGACGATCATCTGACCAGTTATCTTTAACTGTGCGGAAAGCAAAACTCATTTGACTAATATCGCCACGACGCAATGCCGAGATTAAGCGAGCAGCATCAGGATTGGTTGGGTCAAGATCTGATTCAACAAGAAGTCCGCGATCATCTTCAGTAAGGACAAGGGTGCCTGACTTGGTGCGCGCTAGTGGCACACCTTCGTGATCTATAAGCAAACGAACATCTGCACCGTCATTAAGTGTTTTTGTGAATGCCCCACGACGTACAAACTCTGTAAACGGTAGTGGTTCCGATGGTGAATCAAACACTGCTGCATATCCAATAAGTTTTGTGCCATCTTGTGACGCACGTACTTCCATATTTGAGAACGCCACGCGACGTGTTTCAGTTTCGTCACATACCACCCAATTATTGGTTTGTGTTGCATTGATAGAATTCATTTCCATTGGTTGTTCTTCTTTCATTGAATCTTCTTCTGGCAGAACAGCATCAGCACTGCGCGCAATCCACGCATTACAGGTT